TGCGCTCGGTGATGCCAATGTCCAGCCGGTAATTTAACGGCCACTTACGCATGGGATGATTCGATGGGTTGTGGACTACGCAAAACTCGCCTTTGCAGATAAACGGCAGGTGGGTGGTGTAATCTGCCCAGAATGCTTTTTCGTGTTTGAGCAGCTTCATATCTCAATCCCTTTCACCTTTGCCAATGCAATGACTCGCTGTTGCCATGAGGCGTGAGGGTCTAATACGATTAGATTATAATAATTCAAATTGAGTTTATTTTCCAAATTCTCCTCGATTAACCAGCACAGGTGCAGGAGTTCGGTGTCGAGGATGCGATTGCCCCGATTCATTACTGGTCTGTCGTAACGAATTTCCTCATACTGCCAGTAAAGTGATTCTTGTTCGTAACAGACTGTTTCCGGCAGCATCTTCGCCAGTGCCTGTTTTAGTTGGTCGTCGGTGTAGTTCATGTTCATATTTCAATCCCTTTCACTTTTGCCAATGCCACGACACGCTGTTGCCATGAGGCGTGATACAACAGTTTATAGTTTGCAGTTATTGGACGCAGAAATTCTGCATAATCTGCGGATTCAATTTCATTTAGCGTCTCTTCCACCAACCAGCAAATGTGCAGCAGTTCAGTGTCTGAGACTAGGCGATGACTACCAGCGCCAAATTCGGTGTCATAAATGTATAGGTCGCCGCAGTAAAAAATTAAATCTGGCAGCATCATTTCCAATGCCGTTTTAAGTTGGTTGTCGGTGTAGTTCATATCTTAATCCCTTTCACCTTTGCCAATGCAACTACGCGTCGCTGCCACGTGCAGCGTAGTACTGATATGCTGTCCCAGTAGTCACATTCACTCAAAAACGGCAACTCCTCTTCCACCAACCAGCACAGGTGCAAGAGTTCGGTGTCGAGGACTGGTATCCCTTTTCTACCATAGTTAGGTTTATTAGTAAGCCATCGGATAAAAATAAACTTTGCTTTATAATATTCAATATAAAGTAATTCCGGCAGCATCTTTGCCAATGCCGCTTTGAGTTGGTTGTCGGTGTAGTTCATAAAATTATATTTTGGTGGTATTTTCAAGAGTGATATTTATCGGAACATTCCATACCATTTTGTTGACGCCAACAAAATGGTCGGAAACTTTATGGTCGGTGTAGTTCATGGCTTTTTTCCCTTTGGGAATTGTCCAATCAGCTTTTTAGCCTCCGCCGTAATCAATTCCAGCTCCTCCATGTCAATGCGGACACATTCAAACTTATCCTCCCCCACTTGTGACAGCGTAATAAACGGTCCAGCGGCTTCGTCTTGGATACATAAATGGGTAACGCCCTCGCCATATACAGGATTCACATTTTCTGGATGGATTGATATTCTAGTGATTGTTGTTTTATATTTCATAGCTTTCATTTTGGTGGTGGTTTTAATAGTGATATTTATCGTAACATTCCATACCAATCTCCTCAAAGTAATGCTTTAAATGTAAAAAAAAGGCTTCAAACGAGTTATCGTAATTGCTACGCCAAAACAAATTACAATTATGAGACTCATGGCAGATTGTCCAATGATTGAAAATAACGCACCATTTAATTTCGAATTTATAATGTTCCGCAACCGCTTTAATGATTGGATTCAATTCGTTCATAGCTTCCCTATTTTTTCAACTTCGCGCTGGTTAAACTTTAGCTGTTCGTTCCTATAATCCGCCAATAATCCTTTAAGCCTTTCAATTTTTAGCTTGGCTTTCTGTAATTCAGCGCAGGTTGGAATCAGCCCGTTGTGGTGGATGTAATAAACCCCGCAGGAGGGGCAACAGTATTCATCGCTCATATCAATGGTATCCCTTACAGTTCGAGCAGTCCTCGGCCCCGCACAGTCCATCCGAACATCTCCAGCGCCGGGCATAGGCCGTCTCCTCAGCCTCCTCGTCCTGGTACTCGGCGGCCGCGTCGAGCTGCTCGTCGTTGATGGATTCGTCGGGCATATCAGTACGGGACCTCCTCGTTGTGGTCCTTTGTTTCCACCACCTGTTTCATCGCCGCGAACTTGGCGGGGGCTTCATCCCGCTGGACATAGCCGCCGGACTCTTGCTGACCCGGCTCCCATTCATCCACCGCCATATAATGGGTGGCGTATTGTTTCCCCTGGGCGCTTACCTTCGGAGCCTTGAGGCGGATGATTTCCAGCTTTACGCGATCCTTTTTGATGTTCTGCTTGAGTTGATCCATCAGACTATCCAATCCGTTTGCAGGTATGGACACGCTCAATTTGCTCCCGCCGTTGTCGAATTGGACTTCGTTGATGAATACGCCGTTGATGAACTTTTTTTCTTTCATAATTAGTTATTTGATTCGGATACCTTTGCACTTTCCGCCTGTTGGACTTTTCACATCGTCCCGCACATACAGGACAATCTCTTTGCCAGCCCATGCTTTCGTGTCAGGGCCGAACCGAGCGGAAAGGGTTTTGCGATTAGTCGCGTTGAGAACGAGCTGCCGGGGCTTGCCTGCGAACTTCAGCGAGAATAGCTTGGGCTGCTTGCGGCCGTCCTGCATGACAATATCGCGGTGGACCATGACGCACTCGATGGTGTAGGAAGTCTCTAGTCCGTCCAGATCTTCACTGGCCAGCCAGGGTGAGGTCCGCATGGCCCCGCTGCGGCCCTCAAAGGGTGTAGATGTTTCGCTCATAGCTTCTTAGTGGCGAGCTTCTTGATGGCTTGGGCCTTCATCTTCTCAAGGATCTCTTCAAGCTGCGTCATGGTCAGAGTGGTCTGGGTCAGGATGGTTAGCTTGTCGCCCTCAATGAAGTAGCGTTGACCGGGCTTGCTAATCTTTACAGCGGGCGCAGCGGAGTGCTTCATCTGCTCATCCACAGTGCGGACGTGCTTTTCAGCGAACACGAGGCGAGCCTGTTGCGGCGTCAGGTCTTGAACCTTTTTGATTTCCACGGTGGTCTTGCCGTCTTGCGTCTCAAGGATCTGGACGCCCTGCTCATAAACCTCCGTCTGCTGGCTCTCTGGCAGCGCGGCGATGTATCTTGCGGCCGGCGAGGTATCGAATAGAAGGTTATAATTCATGGAGCCGCGTCCAACCCGTTCTAGGTTCGCCAGGACATTCCAGTGCAGGCCGGTCTCTTTATGGATCTTCTGGTAAGCCTTCGGGTCCGCCTCAACCATCTGGACGATGATGGCGGCAGCTTCCCGGATAGAGTCCTCGCCCCTCTGGAGCGCGGCCATCAGGTCTTTGGATGTGGGGATTCGTGTGATCGTGTTTATTTTCATAGGTGCATTTTTTTTAGTTTGTTTTTGACCGAAAAGAGTTGGAAGAACTGGGCTGATTTAAGGGTGACGCGTTTGCCCGAGTACGTGGCGGCGCGATAGGCGGCGTTGTAATCTCTTACTTTCTCCCGATTGGCGGCGTAGTAGGCGGCGTCGCGGGCTCTTACTTTCTCCCGATTGGCGGCGCGGTAGGCGGCTTTAAGGGCTCTTACTTTCTCCTGATTTACGGCGCGCCACTTGGCGTAGCGGGCTCTTTTTTTCTCCCGATTGGCGGTTTGGTAGGCGGCTTTGCTGGCTCTTATTTTCTCCCGATTGGCGGCGTAGTAGGCGGCGTGGTAGGCTGAAAAACACTCCTTGCATTGATTCCCTCCAACTCGAAACATCTCCACCGCCTTAAGGCAGTGACATTTTGTACACTGCTTGTAGCTCATGGGATCAGGTCGTGACTCGTTTCTTCCTCCGCTTCCACCGCCCCGATCAACTCCATCCCGGTGGTGTCGCTGTAAGCCCACGTCGGCAGATCAATCTCGCCAATGTCCGCGCCAGAATAGTCCTTCCAGATGCCGGACTTCTGGCACTCAGCCAGATCCTGCAACATAGAGTTCACCTCTACGCCGCCCAGCTCGATAGCCTGCGGCGCCAGCCGGCGGACGTTGATCAGCGGCACCGGCCCCTTCTCAATTGCCACAAACACAAAGTCCTCCGCCTTCAGCCCATTCTGTTTGGCCAGCTCCAAGTAGAGCCACGCCTGCCGGTGATAGCCGAAGCTCGATATAGACTTGGAGAACCCTTTGCTGCTCGCGTCCATCGTTGTCTTAATGTCCACGATGCGGCCGCCGCCAATCCAGTCCGCCCGGCCCTTGATGCCTATACCCGTCCAATGATCGCCGAACAGGGATACCTCGGATTTGCCATTGGTGAATAGAGTCGAGGCCAGCGGATGTTTCAGGAGCGCGCCCGCCGTGCGCTGGAGCGAATCCGATTCGCCCTGGCTGATGATGGGCAAGTCCAGATGCTCCTCGCGCCACGCCTTCCCGTCCTTCGATGCGAAGGACATCCCCTCCGGCTTCGTGTGATACGCCGCCTTGCCGTCTAGGATCAGACTATGCAGCAGCGTCCCGTACTGCATCGCCGGGGTCTGCTCCCGTTCCACCGCGTTCAGGATGTGCTTGGCGTAGTACCACGCCGGACACTTGCGGAAGTCGTCCAGGGCAGACTTGCTCACGCTGGGCAGTGCGCGGTACTGATCCGCCGGCATATCAAAGACAACCCGGGCGCTCATAGTTGCTCCTTAGCGTCGAGCTTTTGCCGCAGTAAGTTAGCGAGGTTCTCGGCCTCTAGAAGCCGCTGCCTCAGCCGATTGATGGGGGTCAACTTCTCCTTTTCCGTGAAGAGTTCCGCGAGCGATGTGGCGGTCAGCATTTCTTCTGATTTAGAGTCCCATACTTGGAACTGGAGGGTGCGCTGGCCGTCAACGTGCCGCGTCACTTCAATGTAAAGCCTTCCAAAGTCTTTACCCGGGCAGAGTTCGTTGAGTATGGGTTCAAATATTTCGAGCAGTTTTTCGTTTGTTATCATAATTAGTAGGATTCAAGTTTGAAGACCGATGCTGTCCACACCCGAGCCGACAGGCCCGAGACATTCTTACGGCGCTGGCCCGTGGGCTGGATCTCGCGCAACCGGAACAGCTCCGAAAAACGCGGACGGATGGCCAGCACCGTCTCGCCCAGAGCTGCCGCCGCCTCATCTGCGGTGCAGTCCGCGCGCTTCACCAGATCCAAGCAGCGGTCGCGCAACGCCTGGGCGGAAGGCGCGATGCAAATCGCCGCCTCCAGACTGGTGTCGGCGCCCTGATGGCCCGGAATGGTGGGGTAGCTCATGGGTTAAAAAGCGCCGGCAGCTTCGTCCGTTAAGGCTTCCGCACCACCATCCGGCGGGGCGTAGTTAGTAGACCTTTCGGCTTTCCATGCTGACCGGCAAAGAGTTCCAGCCGACGCGGCAAGCCCCGGCGCCGAAAAGCGAGCCCCGGTATAATCCGCGCCGTCATCCGGTTTTACCGGAGACGGTATTACTCGGCTGGAAAATTGAGGGTCGCCGTGGTCCACGGATTCGCATCCGTGGTAAGCAAGGACCAGGACTGCGGCGACCACGGCGATGATGAAGAACGTGCGGATCTGTTCATAGCGGTCCCGGTGCTTGTAGTGGGACATGAACTGCGGATCTGAGACCAGATACATAGGCAACCGAGTCCGGTCCACTTTCATCCAGGCTTTTTTAGAGGGATCAATCTTCATAGTTTTTTGGGTTGGTAGAAACTGACGCGGCCGTAATGAGCTACACGGGTGCAGTGGCGGAAGTAGGCGTCGTCCAGCTTATCCCCGCCGAAGTACAGCGTTCCCGCCGGCACCAGGTGAGAGGTGGCCGAAGCCGCGAACGCCTTGCGCGCCTTCGCCCACGTCGCCGGGCTGGCCTTATCCACCACCGGGTTGTGCAGCCCATAGACGCCCCGCAGCGAGCCATACGTCGCCACCCGTTCCCGGATGACCTCTGCCACCGCCGTCTGAGTCTGGAGCGATTCTCCGCCCGCCTCACCGATGAGCGCTCGGATCATCTGGTCTTGGGTGACAGCGGCCATCCCCTGCCCCGCGCCCATCAGCAATAGGACCGCCACCGAAGCCGCGAACATCTTGCCCAGCCGCTTGGCCAGATAGGTGCGGGGATGGATGCGGACGTGCTGGCGGCTCTCACGGATGACGCCCGGCAGGATGGGCAGCCGGGAGCGCACCCACCTCGGATTGCATTTCTGCCACGCCGCGAACTGCTCCACCGTCATCAGCTCATCCAGATTGGGGTTGTTCATAATTCCTTACAGGTGCGGTCCAGAGCCATTTCAAGGACTCGGACTTGGGAAAGGTTTTTGCGCTGGGAGATCTTGCGGAGCAGAACCGCATACTCATTCCGGAACCGGAAAGCCATCAGCTCGCGGCTAGGCTTCGACTTAGGACGTCCGAGTGATTTGTTCATCTGCGTGCTAGCGTATAGCCTATACGCTATACCGCAAGCATTTTTTGACAATGGCAAGCGCCAGTGCTATACAAGAATAGGATTTACCTTTGATTTATATGGCAAAAGTAACGCAAAAAAACTTCCGGTTGAGCAGCACCGCCGTGGGGTTGTTGGGCAAGCTGAAGAAAAAATACGGCATTTCCGAGACTGAAGTGCTGGAACATTGCATTGCCCGCTATGCCGGAGAAGTCGGCGTGGATGTCGAGAGCGCCAAGGCGCTGCTCATGGAGCATTTCGGCCGTACGCTGGCTCCACGCCCTTCCCGGCCTAGTTCAGAAAATCCCAGCGGGAAGGATTCTTTAAAGGCTTCGGGGGCTGCGGCGTTCCATTCGGCGGCAAGCTCTCAGGCAAGAGCTTTTCCGCAGCCGCAGCCCACTTTAAAAACATAGCCTTCAGCTCTTTAAGGCTGTCGGGTGAGTCCTTGTGGGTGTGGATCAAATCGCGGATGGATGTGGCTATTTCATCGTCGTCATGTATCATTCGAAAAGCGCGGCTCAGTATTGCACCAGTCAGGCTTACCAGGGCCGTGGGGTACAAGGAACCAAGCCGCGCCACTCGGCGCGGAAACACTTGGCTCCCATATGAACTGGTAATTCGACTGGGCCAAAACCGCAAATCGAAAAAACATTAGCACCAGACCCAAAAAAAGACAGATATGATTGCCACCGCCCACTGCCAGCACTGCTCCGGCCTTTTTGAATACGACGGCATGAGCCGCACCGAGTTCTGCCCTCACTGCGGGAAAGAATCTGCCGTCGGTAAGTCCGCCCCAGCCCCCGCGCCGGCGGCCGCCCTGGCTGTTGCCAAACGGCTGGTGCCCTGCCCGGACTGCGGCCAGACCAAAAGCACCCGAGCGTTGTGGTGTCCCGGGTGTGGATCCCTGGGCCTTAGCCTGTTCCGTTTTATCTTAAATATCTATGGAACCATCTGCCTCGTTTCCGTGGTTTTGTTTGTCGTTGGCTGGATTGTTTTGCAAATAATAAGCCGTATTTAGTGCGACAAATTTTGCGACATAATTTTATGACCCCTAAAACCCCAGCAAAAGTATGTGTTTGCGGCCTCCCTTTCACGGAGGTAGCCCGGGTTCGATTCCCGGTAGGGTCGCCATTCAATCTTCATAAGGGTTTCCTCACAAAAGCATTGAAAACATTAGCGATATTTAATGCTTACCTTTTAAAAACTCGCGCTAAACTCGAACAAGCTGAAACGAACTAAAGCTCGATTTCTTTGCGACATCGTGCGACATTTTGCGACATAAGCTATGAAAAAAATCGGTCTTTATCCGTGCCGGGTCCATGGCAAAAAGTCGTTCATGGTCCGTTGGTACGATCAAGGGGTCTGCAAAAGGAAATATTTCACCTCCAAGGACGCCGCCAAGGCGTTCGCCGGCAGGTTGAAGGGGGACCAGATCGGGATTGATGACTTTTGGTCGGGTCTTTCCCAGTCGGATCGGGAAAAGATGTTCTCGGTCTGGAGGGAGGCGGAACGCCGGAACCTCGACTTGATGGCGCTGGTTACCCGGCCGGATGCGGCGGCGACGGTGGCATCTCCCTCCTGTTCGCTGGTCCGGCGGGAGATGGTGGATGCGAAGGAGACCTCGGGGCTGTCATCGGATTATGTCTCGTCTCTGTCCCAGATTGTGAAGGCGTTCATCAAGGGGCGGGAGTCGGTGCCGATGGCGTCGGTGAGCTTTGCGGATGTGGTGACGTTCATGGATGCCCAGAACTTGAGATCCAAGCCGACGGTGCGCGCCCGGCTTTCGACCTGGTTCAAGTTTGGGCTGCGGCGCGGGTATTGCCCGGTCAATCTCTGCGAACGGCTGGACGCGGTAAAGGTGCCGAAGGCGCCGGTGCGAATCTTCACGCCGGAGGAGGTGGAGACGGCGCTGAAATGGTTCCGGAAACAGCCGCGGGCGTTTGGATGGTTTGTGCTGTCCACGTTCTGCGGGCTGCGTCCGGAGGAGGCGCAGAAAACGCGCTGGGCAATGGTGGACTTTAACGAGGGCTGGGTGCGGGTGGAGGCGCAGACTTCCAAGGTGAGCCAGCGGCGGGTGGTGTATCCCCCGCCCCGCGCGCTGGAGCTTTTGAAACAGGCAAAGGGGTTGAAGTCGGAGCTGCCGCTGTCCACCAAGCAACTCCAGATGGAGCGGAACGAGTTCAGGGTGGCGCTGGAGCTGGAGGAGTGGCCGCATGATGTCACCCGGCACACGGCGGCGTCCATGTGGCTGGCGCTGACGGGAGATGCGGCGGCGGTGGCCCATGCGCTAGGGCACAGTGAACGCATCCTCCATCGAAACTACAAGGCGCTGGTCACCCGTGCGGAGGCGGAGCGGTTCTGGGCGCTCAGGCCTTAGTCGTCTAATTGCTGTCACTAAATACGCACGATACACCGGACAAGTTTATCGTGCATTAGTTGTGTAGCATTGCCTGAATGGCAGCGACAGCACCCGCATGAACATTGGATAATTGCATCTGATCACGAAACAGATTTCGTGACCAAATTATACGAATATAACGCATAAAGCCGGTTTATCGTTCATAGCTAATACATGTTCACGTATTCGTGAACGCGTGAACGCTTGACGCTCCTGCCTTAGTCCTCGTCGCGGGGCGGTATGGCGCAGCGTTTCTCGGCCATCTGCTCAATCTCCAGCTCGGAGATCTTGTTCCCCAGCATCCACTGACGATCGATGATGGCTTGCGCGTGGATGGGGCTGGAGTTGCTGAAGATGGTGGGGACGCCTTCTAGCACCAAGGCGTAGGGGATGCCCAGCTCGTCCAGAGGGTGGAGGGTGCGGCCGAGGAGGTCGGCGGTGACCTTGGTCTTGTTGGGTTTTGTCATGGTTTTGGTTTACTGAATTGAGCCTTTTTTATTGCCCAGTAAGAATGGCAACAACGGGTAAATCACAGAGGCGGTTCAATCGGGTGATGAAGTCCGAAAGAAATTACGCTTATGCCCTCACAATCGGTAACAACAGGGGGCCGTATCACAGCCGTATTGCTACCGCGCAATGTCTCCATCAGAGGCATTGGTTGCCAAAATTTTAGAGAATAAAGTTTGCCCCGCCGATTATCTTTGCGTCCAAAGCAACTCTTTTTATTTGTTAGCACTTTTAATAATGCCACAGGAACTTATTCTCAAGGTCGCCCTTACGGGTTAGACCAAAATTAAATATCCCGCTGCAAGTGTCCGCCGACTTGTCCGGTGACTTGTCCGGTGACTTGTCCGGTGACTTGTCCGGTGACTTGTCCGGTGACTTGTCCGGTGACTTGGGCCTCCTTTTTCCCCTAACCTGCCAAAGTAAAATCCCGCTGCAAGTGTCCACCGGAATCCAGCAGTATTTGCCCACTTGCACTTCGTTCGAGCTTTCCATGGCGAATCGCCTAGTATATTCCCGAGACTCGTCCGGCATAGGAACGGGATAAAATGGTTCAACTGGTTACAATTTGTTACCGGTTGCAAGCCCACCGGTAAGCCGGGATGGGGCGGATGCGGCCGTGCTTCCAGACGCGCTCGACTTGCCCGGCGGCGAGGAGCTTGCGGATTTTGAAGTCTGCGGTTGGCCGGGCAATGCCAGCGGCGGTGGCTATCTCTTCCATGGTCTGGGCGGTCTCATCGAATACCAGGGCGGGGATGAGCTGGCTGGCGAGTAGGGCGGCGATGGCATTTGTCTTTTTCAAAGGGAGAGTTTCCATTCTTTTTGTCCCTGTGGCTGGATGTGCAGCCAGCAGACGGTCTGGGTGTCAGTGTATTCACCCCAGACGAACCCGGCGGCCCAGCTCAGGGTGGAGCGGCGCGCGCTGGCGTAGTCCATGTTGGGGATGTCCGAGAGCGTTCCGACGCAGTAAGCCGTGGCCGCATCGGACCTGCGGCCAGTTGCCATCCCCGCGCGGTGCGCGTGGGCGATGATGGTGTTGCCATGGCTCTCGGCGGTGTCGCGCAGGAACGATTCGCCGAATAGGTAACCGTGGCCGAGAGAGTAGTTGCCGAGCTTGCGCCATGCCCGGATGCCCCAGTCCTCGACGTACTCGGCCTTGAGCTTGGCGGTGGCCATCCGCAGCCGGTTAATTATCTGCCCGGCGCAGTCGGAAACGATGGCGTTGTGATGGTTCTGGAGCCGCCAGAGCCGCGCCTCGTGGTTGCCATTGAATACCAGGGTGGGCCGTAGGGCTTTCAGAAACTCAATGCCGGCGTCGATGTCGGGGGTGATGGGTTCGGACTCATCGGTGCTACCTTTGGCTCCGGCGCGGAAGGCGGCGGTGTCCACAAAGTCGCCCAGGTGGATGGTGGCGGCGGGCTTCCACTGGTCGCGGAAGCGGAGGACGGCATGGGCAGCGATTGGGTCGATGAGGTTCCCGTGGGAGCAGCCGACGGCGAGGAACTTTTTCCACTTGCGGGTAATGTTCATTTTTTTAGCGCGTCAGCAGCCATGCTGGTGGTCACCGCCGCCAGATCTCGGGCCAGATGGGCGATGCTGTTCCTGTCCAGCTTTGGCTTCTCAAACTCTTTCTGGAGCTGGGCCAATTTCTTTTTTGCTCGTGTTTCCAAGTTCATGTTGTTTTTGGTCGGTTTCCGCAAATTGGAGATAGGCCCGGGCGTCCAGGTAATTGTCGGCGTGGAATATACGGGCGCTGCGGTTGAGCTTGAACGCCACCATCATCAGCTCCACCAGCCAATCTGGGAGCGGATGGGAGAGGGTCATCCCGTAGTGCTGTTGAATCAGGGCGGTCCAGCTCAGTCCGATGTTCTCGTGGCTGAGGCGGGGGTCGCCGTAGACCTTGCCGCGCTCGGAAATGATGTCTGCTATTTGATGCGTCATATGTATTGGCGGGCGGCCGGAAACATGACAAAACCGGCCGCCCGCTTGCGGAGTCGCGGAAACGTTTTACCGCGACTAAACTGTTTTGGCATCCGGCGCCAGCTTTTCAAAGCTGTCGTCCAGGATCTGCATCTTCAACGCATACCAGTCCTCCGGTGTGGGATCAGGCTTGGCGAAGATGGCGCTGAGTTCCTCCTGGAGGATGGGGCGCAGTTTGATGGCCTGTTCGACGAGGCCGATGATGAGGGCGATGGTGGCGGGTGTCATATCTTCACTCCAAAGGAACGCAGCAGGGCGAGGAGATCCTCGACGGTGCCAGCCATATTCAGGGTGGCGGTCTGGAAGGCGGCGCTAGCGATGTGGTTGGTGCCGCCGGTGGAGGCGTACACGGCGCCGGCATCACAGGCAAGCGCGGCGGCGCGCTGATACTGCTCATAGGCTTTCTTGACGGCGAGGTTTTGTGCCACCGTGGTGTGGCCGGTCTTGGCGAACTGGTTGTAGGCTACCAGAGCGGTCTCCACGCTGACCTTGACGGTGCTGGTGGCGACGTAGGCGGTGCGCTGGGGCGTGTAATGGCAGCCCGTGCAGAAGGTAAGGCAGGCGCCCAGGGCGAGCAGCAGGGTGGCGAGTGGGAACCTCATGGCTTGGGTTGGTTGGTGCCGAACCAGATGCCGGCAAGGGTGCCCTTGATGCCGCGCCCGTTGTACAGGGCGTAGAGTCCCCGGGTGATGAATGGGGAAAGGGAGATGAGGATGAGGACCATGGGTTTGAATTTGTCCGGCACGATGTTGATGAGTGATTCCATAGAGTTCAGCGGTTCCATTTTTTGACGACCGAGGCGATGGTACAGACGGCAGCACAGAATCCGGCGAGTCCGCAGGCGAGGCTGATCCACTCGTTGCTGGCGTGGAGCGTAACCGAACCCAGAAACCCAACGCCCGATGCGGCGGTCCCGGCGGTATGTTTGACGATGTCGTCCATACCTATTTCAATTTGATGGCCACGATGAACTTGCCGTCCTGCTCGTAGAGGTACACGGAGGACAGGTTGGCCGTGGTAATCGGCACGCTGGCGGTCACTCCCCCCGCTTGAACGGCAGCAATGATGCCTGCCATCTGCTCGGGCGAAAGCGTGATTGGGTCCACTGTGGTCACGGTCTGGGTGGTAACGGTTATGGACGGGAGCGGTTGCGGCGCTGCTGGCTCGGCTGGTGCTGAATCAACAACAGGCGCGGCTGGCTCGGCGATGGGCGCAGTCGGTTCAACGGCAGGTTCCGTGGGCGCGTCTTGGGCGCGGAGGGTTAGAGCGAGGGCGAGGAGGAGGAGGATAGTGTGTTTCATAGATTATCTAATGCGTGTCACCTTGACATAACTATTGGTGGTGATGTACGGAGGACTTACAGGGTCAACTGCTTGCTGATACAAGATGGGATTATAGGTATTTGTTTGAGTTGTAATAACTGTAAAAAATCCCCTAGACCAAGAAGCAGGAAAACCTCCCACACTATATATTGGCATAAAATTATTGCCTAATTGAGAATCTACATAATTTGCTGCCGCGTAAACATAGCCTCTATCAACCGTTCCAAGCCAAACATCGGTTCCTATTTTTTGCAAATTACCGCTTATTCCTCCCGATGCTGAAGCTGTTGCGCCCCATACAATTATTTCCACCGCCCATGTGCCGGGTGTAAGAGTAAAACTTAACGCGCAATTTGTTCTTGCCGCTCCTACTCCAGTTGTATTTGTTGCGCCATAAATGTTTGTAGTTGAATAATACAACGTAGTAAGCCCAACAATGTTAGTCGGAGAAATATTCGTCAACCCGCTCCCATTGCCCGTCAGAACGCTATTGGTCAGGCCAACGCCGCCATACACGCCGTTTGTTCCGCCATACGCCGTAACGTTGGTGATTGCGCTGCCATCCAGACCGTTGATAGGAGTGGAGATAACGACGCCGCCAGCCGTGGTTATTCCAGCTTGAGAAACACTTGCTAGGAATAGCGCAAGGAGGAGAAATATAGTGTGTTTCATAGATTAGTAGGCGTAAAGTCTGATTCCCAAAATCCAAATTGGAGATGTGTATCTATAACTGGCATTTCCAATTTCAACATTTAATTGAGCATTGGTCATTGCGGTAGTAAGCACATTGGTAAAATTAACAAGATTCAATCCACTATTAAAAGTGGTGGGTAAATCTTTTGATAAATCTATATTGGTTCCAGTTGTTAAATCATAGCCAACAAAGGTCTGATGTTGGTATGCAATGGAAAATGTATTTGTGGCAACAATAATAAAGGAAATCACAAGATTCTTGTATGGAGTATAATCATCGGGGTCAATGCGCCACGGAACGCTAATATAGGTTCCATTTGTGGCCACTTGGAGGCAATGCAAATACCCACCTTGAGAAGCATTTGGAATTGCTTGCCATGATGTGTTAGCTGGCAATCCGCCGTAAGTATTGTATCCCGACAAGACTTGCTGAACTGGATAAAATTTAGATTTTGAAGAAATGGCAGATATGGGAATATTCGTCAACCCGCTTCCATCTCCCGCCAGATTGGTAAATGTAATAGACGATGCCGTCAGGTTGCCGCTGATAGATAGGTTAGTCGATACTGTCAGCGTTGGAGTGGTGAGTGAGGTAGCTGTAAGGAGTCCGTTGGTCTGGGTTACGCCGCCCACTTTGCCATTGCCGTTCACGTCCAGCGCGGTCTGTGCGCCGACGGCGAGGCCGGTGAGGGTTGGGCTGGCGTTGTTGGTAACGGCTGCTGCGATTGTTACAATCTGTCCTGCCGTTAGGTTGGTCACGCTGGACGCGGCAAAAGCGGTGGAGTTGCTATAAGCCGCCGTTCCGAGGCCCGTTATTCCAGTCGATGGGATGTTGGTTAATCCAGTTCCGTTACCAGTAAATGTGCCGACGTAATTTTGATTGGCTGATGGAACGGTTCCAACTGTTATGTGCGAGACGTTGCCATTGCCAATCAAGAAACGCCAAGTCGGATTGCCAGTTGTTGACGTGACATACCAGCGCAAGAGCAACTGCGGGCTGTTGGTCAGATTCACGTTAAGATAAGGCGTGTTGGTCAAAGCGATTGCCAAGTTAACGGGAACTGCAATATCCGAACTGTAAGTATTGTCAGAAGAATAGCCCAGTTTTACTGACGTTCCGTTGGTATTGTAAAGCCACATTTCAGGGTGCGCCGTTATAGAACCGCCGCCAGTTATTTGGACGTAGGTGTAAAGGTTAATCGGAACGGACTGGATGTAGGAGATTGAATTAGTCTGGAGCCGTGCGGTAAAATACGTCCCGTTTGTGAACGATGAGATTGTATTAGTCTGGGATGTTGTGGGATTTACCAGCACCATGGTTGATGGCGTTCCAACATTGGTGATGGAAACCCCGGAAGAATTGGTTGAGAAATACAAATCAAAGTTGGCCGCCATTACGGATTGGACATATTCAGCCGTGACAAATTCATTGGCAAGCGGGTCGAGTCGGCTGGTCGATACATCGTAGGCGTGGTTGGTGACGTAAAGATTATTTGCGATAAAGACGTTGCTTAACATTGTCGCCGAATTGGTGACGGTGACGGTTCCATTCAGATTGATTTTGCCGTCTCGGTATCCGCCAGAACCTGTTCCGGCGGCAATGTTAACATCTGAACCGCGTCCGTAAACAGTAGGGTCGCTGCTGTTGCCGGAACCATTTCCGGCTTGAATAGATAAATCGGCAGCGCTGTTTTGCGCTCCGTAGGATGTTCCAGTTGCAATGCTGACTGTTCCGCCGGAGCTATTGGGACCGGCGTTATCTCCACCGCCCGACTGAATGTTAATTCCGGCTCCATCAATACTGTTCCCTGTTTGATTAATATTAAGCGTTCCTGTTGAGTTAAAGAGAGTGCCCTGAATGTCGGCAAAATTCGTAACTGTGATGGACGCAAAGTTGGTGACTGTCGCGGCAGCGGGCGCGGACGCATTGATCTTAACCAGCGCGCCATTGGTGGTGAAAGTGATGTTGGTGCCGGGGGAAAGGATCAGTGAGAATCGGGCATCACTGGCAGCCTGGCTGTAGGCGATTGCCCCGTAATAAAGATTGGTGCTGATTACCGTGTAGGCGCTGGCATTCACATTCCCGGTGACGTTGGTTCCGAACCAGTTGGTGAGCTGTCCGATGCTGCCGCCATTGGCGTCTTGCAGGATGACGCGGTAGCTGAACCCGTTGTACAGGTTGCTGACCGTGAGGGCGCCGGCCGTGCTGGTCTGGCGGGTGATCGTGGTGGGGAACACGATGTTGGTACCGACCAGACCGATGGGCTGGATGGGGGTGATCTGGACGCGCTTGACGGACTGAGGCGATCCGGTGAAGTCGGCGAAGTTGTAGGTGGCGTTGACTGTTTGGCTGGAGCAGTGAAGCCGGCCCGCCAGCAGAAGCAGCGCAATGAGGAAACTCAGCTTTTTCATGTTCTATAATGGGCGAGGAGTCAAGTTTACAAGGGGGAGGGCTGGGGTCGGGTTCAACCGTTAATGGGAGCAATCTTGTTGAGCTGCTCGCGGCGTTTGGAGCATCCGCCGCAGCCTTGAATGTTCGTTCCAGCCACGGAATCAATGGCCTTGGCAATGGGGTTGGCTATCTTGTGGACGATGTCGCCCAGCCCTCGGACGCCATTCAACCTCTCGGGCGTGAATTGCGTGACGATGGCTTCCAGCGCGTTGTTCTCAATCAAAAGCCAGTCTCCTTGGACGTCGCCGGCCTCGATGAGGGCATCGGCGTATCCGGCGGGACGGGTGAGGCGGCAGTCGGCGATGTGCTGGAGGCTGATTTTTACCATGTGTTCGTGGGGATGGCGATGCGGCGCCAGTCATTGTTGCCCACGCTTATGTAGAGGTAGTTGGTGTCCGCACCAATTAGGCCGGCGCCGAGGCCGTAGGTGCTGGAGCCCGAGTTGGTGACGGTGGCGGGCACGAGCCGAACTTTCTCAAACTCGAAGGACTGGGACTTGAACTGGTTGAACCGGCCGTTTAGTTCAGGCGATGCAAGCGCGTAGACGGCGACCGATCCGGTGCTGGTTCCGCCCAGGCTGGACAGGTAGGTGCCGGTGTAGGTGTAATTGGTGTAGACGTTGGTGTAGGTGACGGAGTTGGTCCCGAAGACGTTGGTGAGGTAGTTGGTGAAGGTGTAGGCGGTGGCAAGGTTGGTGCGCGTCCATGGCAGCCATGTGGAGCCATCGGTGGACATATAATTGGTGAAGGATTTATTGGTTCCAGTCAGCGATCCGGAGACATCGAACTGCCAGACGTTGGTGAACCGGCCGAAGTAATTAGATGTGCCGAAGGCGTAGCCGTTAGTGAGTAGCAGGGTGGTGAGGCCCGAGCTGCGGACAAAGCCCGTGGTCGCTGGGTTGGTGACGATGGCAAGGGTGTTGGAGAAGTTGACGCCCAGCTGGTTTGCCAGCCACAAGTCGTTGGCATTGATCTTGAGCCAGGTGGCGCGGCCAATGCGTTCGCCCGTGCCGGTGTCGTTGGTGGCGCCCACGTTGATGAAGTTGAGTTGGGCGGATGCGGTGCAGGCCCACACGAGGAGGATAAGGATAGCGTTTTTCATAATCAGGGAATGAACAGGGAATCAGCCAGTCCCCAGCCGGCATCGGTGTCGGAGGAGATGGCGTTGGTGTTGAGGGAGTCCGCGTAATTGGTGGCCACTCCTGGCTGCGCGGTAAAGCTGGCGGCTGGCTGGCCGTAGTTCCAGACGGCGGAACAAGTGGTGGACCAATCCGATTGCCCTGGCATCTTATTCCATTGCGGGTATTGGTCGGTCAAGAACTGGAGGGCAGCGCCGGCGGGGGCATAGAGCCGGGCTTCGACGAGCGGGGTTGTCACGGGATCGCAATAGTCATGGGTGCAGGGCGAGCCGTCCTTGTTCTTGCGGGCGCAGGCGGGGTCGGGGGTGACTTCGTCAGAGACCTTGGCGTCCTGTGCATCAATCCAGAACCGGTCCGACATAGCCTGCTGGACGGCGGAATACCAATGCTCAGTGGGCAGGATGGACGGATAATCGCTGTAGAAGTTGGTGGTGGCGGCTGGCCACTTGCCAAGCTCGGGAGATCCGGGCGGCAGGATGGCGATGATGCCTGGCTTCTGGCCGATGGGTTTGACGTTGCCTTCCTGAGCGGACAGAGCGCCGTTGAAATCCACGGACCGGACGTAGTAACCCTTTGGCGAGAGATCCACAGAGCAGGTGGACGGTGCCCCGGGATAGCGCAGGGTGGCTGTGGGCTGGCAGTTGGCGTCCAAGGCGTACAGGGAGGACATCAGGGAGCAATCGCCGAAGGCTCCGCCGTGGTCGTCGATGGCGCACTGGTTGGGCTGGGGACCGCAGGGAGCGGTGTAGTTCTGGGAGGGCAGCGGCTCCTTGATCTCGGCCCACTTCGCCGCCCAGAATGCCTCCTGATTATTCGCCACGAAAGCGCAGCCGTGGTTTACAAATGGAGGAAGGTTGTATTGATAGTTTTCTTTAAACCGGCTGAATGGAGCCCATCCAGCTCCTCTGCAACTTGTGTCCAACGCTCCATCTGTCCAATGAGTTGTGGTGGTTGGCAGGTAAGACGGAGCGTAATTGCCGTAAGTGTAACAAAGGCTTCCGCCAAAATCGCAACCAGCCCCTGAATCAATGTAATGATATTCTTGCTCGTAAAAATCAAACCAGCCCTTGTCGTAATACGCTGCCGGAAGCGGTGCGCCGTAAATAGAGCCATCGTAAATGGCAAGCAGGTTTGTATCGGCAGGTGTTTCGCAATAACCGTATCCAACTCCGCCATTTATTTCTTTTGGAATAACCATTGGAGCTACATTGCAGTTACCATCTGTGCGCCAAGGATAAACAGCATCGTCGGTCATATCCCACTGATTAAGAAGAACAAGAGCGTCTGCTTGGCAAGCAGCAGCCGTATATGCAGAATTTAATGAAATTGTAATATCAAATCCAAAAGATTGAATAACAACTTGTGGGTCTTCAACTATTGGGTCCATATCCTGCCTAGCAGTCCCTGTAACGCTTACTGTACAAGTTGTTTCAGTTAATGAAATGCTTCCAGTTAATGTAATTAAAGTAGAACCGTATCCCAACGGGTCGCACCGAAGCCGAGGAACTAAATCAAATAGGAAATTTTGAAAGTTTTCTGGAGTTCCTTGATAATAAATAATATCAAAGTTGGCTTCCCCTGTTTCGCAATCCCTTATAAAATAAGGAAAATTACAAGTAACAATTCCCCTATCTGCATTTACGGCGCAGATATTAATCATTTGAACCTTGTTAAAAGTTTGCGCTTCTTCTTCTGTTGTTGTTGTTCCTGCCGTTCTTAACAAATTTAAAGTGCCGCCAAAGCTAATATATGAAGGAGGGTCTGTAAGCGTGGTACGCGCGTCTATAAAACCATTAGAATTAAAATTTCCAGAACAATCTAAAATTCCTCCAGCAGTTAAACTTTGACTGCTGGAGCATCCCATGCTGGCTTGACCAAGATAAGAAATAATGCCACTTGCTGGGTAAAAAGTTTTAACTTGCTCATTGTAAGACATGGAGTTGATTGCAAATCCTCTATATTTTGTATCAACTTTTGGGTTTGCAACATAATCAGAAACAAATCCATACCTTCCTTGCCAGTATTTCTTTGCATGAACGGCTTTGAATCCTTTCTTTGCAGAGCAGAGATTAGACATCAGGGGGACGCCTGTGGCAAAAGTTTGGGCAGGAAATGGAGACGGCCACTCACCTTTTCCTGTGCCATTAGTGCCGCAAGATGGGATGCTGTATGGGTCTGGATAGCAATTAGCATAAGTATCAGAACGATATATTGGAAGCGTTCCGTCTGCCAATGCAGCGCCGCACTCCGCATCCGGAGACGTCTGGCCTGTAAGCCACGCCTTGATATTGGTGTTATTGGCCCTTGTAGGGATAGGGCAGCAGTTAATATAGCTGCTCATGCACTAGATGGTGACAGTGGTTCCGCCCGCGCAGATGCTCGAGGGCGTTATAAATTCCCAATAGTTCCCATCGTTGTCAGGATCAAGGCTTCCGCTGTCGGCCGGCACGGTGGGGATGTAGGCGGGGTCGTCGGTTCCATCATTCAGAAGGGCGGGGACATCTTGCAGGCAGACCCATTTGCCAGCCACGGCCTTGGTGGAGGTGCCTGAACATAAAATGCCCGCAGTGACAATGGAGTCCGATTCAAGGATTTTGACCACCTGATTTTTTTTATAAGAATTAACAGTGGGGTCGCCGTAGAGCTTTTTGCCATCAACCCACATCCAGCCCATGTTTCCGGCTCCTCCGGCAGTGACTCCAAGAACCGTTCCCGATAGCGACTGGCTATTGATGCGGTAACCGACGCCAGGATTGATCTGGCAGCTCTTGGCGGATTCCAAGAGCTGATTCAGCCATGGCACCAAGGAGTGGCCGCCTGTCAGTTTAGCTGGCCACTTCATCAGATAAAGTTGTAAAGATCGTATGACCAGAGTCCCCACTCAAACTCCTGCTGCAAATTCCATTTGCCTCCGCCGACCTGTGAGATGGTGGGGTACTTCTTCATCCATCCGTATTTCATTGTCAGTCCGTCTGATCGGGTTGGGTTAGAGTTAGAAGGAAGATTAAATAAAAGGGTGCCCGGTGTGCCTTCCAAACTTTTTAGGCTTCCAGCGTAAATGATGCTGCCGACATTGGTAAGAGACTGGGCGATGGTATAATCGCGTCGAACAACCCGAGTGTGGCGCAGGACAGGCGCGAATATCCGAACGGATTTCACACCTGCCAAACTTAGCTTAAGCAGGGTTTCAGCAGCTGCAATCTGGGGGCCGGAACCGGTGAAAGCGGGGGTTGTGTTGGGGCTATCAATATAAGTTTGAAGCAGTTTTTTGTTGCCATCCGTGAGCAAATTGACGGTGGCGTTGTCAGAATCAAGGATGTCCTTTTCAACCTGGTTGGGCTGCAACTCCCAGACATCTGAAAGCGGGGTGTTGGGGTCGGACTGGCCGCCGGTCTGGGAATAATCATTGGTGGCTTCTAGCCGGTAGCATCCGCCGGAAAGAGGGGTGACGGACCATTCGTATCCCTTTAGAACAAGGGAGTCTCCCCGCGCCTGGGCGCTGGCCTCGTCGGTAAAGTCCTCGACGTATTTTTCGCCATACCCGGTGGCTTTTTTCCAGAAAGAGCTTTTGGGCTGAACGACGCTGAGTTGTCCTGTTTTAATGGCCATAAATTAATTTCCGGGAATGCCAAACCCGTCTCCGCCGGAGGTTATTTTTTCAAGCAGGGTGTTGGTTTTCTCGGCGGCGCTAAGTTGTTTTTTTGCTATCTGTTCAATGGCCGATGCTCCTGAATTGGCTCCAAGAAAGTTTCCCACACTGGTCAGCGAATCCATGGAGCGGAGCTGCGCCTTGGGGGCAGCAGCGGTTGGAATGGCTCCAATGGTTTCTGGTTTTTTTCTGTCTGCTATCTTTTTGGCAAGCGCATCTGCGGAGGCTTTTTTTGCTGCGTCTTGTTGGTTGGCAGTTTCTTGGACGGCCTGACCGACGCCATCCATAAGAGGGGTTGAGGTGATTGCTGCATTGCCAAGGTATTTCTTCTTATTGGCATCCGCCTGCTCTTGCGTGATTTTACCTTCTTTGACTTTTCTGTCTTGTTGGTCCGTGTATTTTTGCGCGCGCTTTTCAGCATCAGCTTTTTCAGAAGAACTAGCAGACCCCATTATGTTTCCAAGGGCTTCGCCTATTGCTGCCTGAGATTGTCCGATGTGGTCGGCAAGATAAGAAAAAGCATTGGCTACTGCTAAAATGGCGGGAGCAATTCCAGCCATCAGCCGGATTCCAAGCTGGTCAAACTGGTCTCCAATGGCATCCAGTTGCCCGATGGTTTCCTCGGACATGACCGAACCGGAGGCGGTGGCCGCGGCGCGCCCTTCATCTATTCCGTCGATAAAAGCGGGGACAAGGATTCCAGCTCCCCTTCCGCCTACCTGTTTGAAAGCGGATTTGATTTCATCATTGTTTCCCAGCTTTTTGAATTGGCCGGCGATGTTGTCCAGGATCTCGCTGGTGCCCTTGGTCTTCAGGTCGGACATTCCGACGCCCAGTTTTTGGAAAGCGCCCTGAGCGGCAGCGTTTCCACCCAAGGCTGCTAAGCGCGCGGCTCCCAGTTTTTCAAAGACTTGAGTCAGGTCATCGACGCTCCCGCCGTTCTGCTTAAGGACGTACTGCATTTGCTGCAAGTAATCAGTCCCCACATGGAGCCGGTCTGCCAGATCGGTGATGTGCCCGGCGTAATCAATCGTCTTTTTGGTTAGCGCCACGATGGCGCCCACCGAGAAGGCGCCGGCAATGGCTGACTTGATGCCGCCCAGCCCAGAGCTTGCAAACTTGCTGGCCTCGGACTGGGCACGGTTCAGACCGCGGGAAAACCCACTGCCATCCAAGGAGATTTCACCCACCAGTTTAAGCGCCACTTGAGACCTCCTGTTTTTCGATGATGGCTATTTCTTCCGGAGTCATCAACTTGATGGCGCCTTCGTTTTCGGCGTATTTGAAGTAATCGGCAAAGGCCTTGGAAAGGGGCTGAGTATCTAGGTCGTGCTGGGTCCAGCCGAGCTTGGAGCGGAGGACCACCTCCACGCACTGGGCCCAGTGGGCTCCGGAGCTTCCGCCGGACCGCTCTTCCCAGAACTTGGGGACAATGGACTGCGCCTCGATATACTCTTTGAAAAGGATTGCCTTCTCGTTCAAGTCAAAGACTCCAATCTTGGCGCCCCATTCGTGGATGGATTCATCCCGGCCATCGGATTCAATGAAGTCTGCAAACTCGGCAGGTTTCATGGAGCAGCACAGCACGCCCAAGATGAGATCGTCCCGGGTGGGGGTGCATTCCAGCTCAGAAACAAAGGCGCACTCAAACCGCCGGAGCAGCTTGTAGTGCGACAATGAAAAAGGCCGGAGCCGCAGGCCCAGAATCTGCCACGGCTCCGGCATTGTCGCCGTGAAATAATCAGCGGCGGGTTTCATGTTGTCAGATCAGGCAGGCGTGACGGTGATGCCGGCGTGCTGTTCAAGCGTGAGGGTGACCTTGGAGGCATCCGCATTGCTCTTGGCCGTTTTGATTCCAACCACCAGCCAGTGGCTGTCCACCAGCTCCGGCATGGAGGCGCAGGCGGAGATGTTGATGACGGTCCGCATCAGGCCCAGCAGGGTGGTTTGAGCCGCTACGGCAAGCGCGGCAGTCGTGCTTGAGGGGATCACTTCCAGCGTGGCCTTCTTGTGCAGGTTGTAGAACACGCGGGTGGACAAGTCGCCCGAAGCGTTCTTGATCTGAGCCTCTTCGTGGCCGGGTTCGTAGTCCGCGGACTGGAGGAGGTTGCCGGAGCCGATGCCTGTGATTCCGTCCGTTCCGGTAAAGCCGAAATTGACAAAAGCGCCTGATTGGGTTGCTGCCATAATTTAGTGGGGGATGGGGTTAGGGTTCAGTTGCGGTGACGTTGACGACGCACGAAGCGGTGTTGGCGCGCCAGTAAAGCGTTGCGGCGGAATCCGGAGGGAAGAAGCAGCCGCGGCCCGCTGTCAGCTTGCAAAAGATGTGAGTGCCGTCATTGGCTGTGGCGAGCTGGATGTAGTTGGTGCCATCCGTGTTCTTCACCATAAGCAGGTTGAAGCTGGACAGGGCGTCCAATGGAATGGCCGTCCAGGCTGTGGTCACAACCCAGCTCTTGGCGTAGTAGTCCGTTCCTGCAAGGTCCTCAGACAGCGACAGCGTGTCGGACACGCGGAGGTTGTTTTTTGTGACTGCAAAAGTGATGTTTGTCTGCTTCTCGCCGGCCATTCTATTAAGTGGTTGAAGTCAAGTTTCTCGGGCTTAAGCAGGCCTTGAATAAATGCGGAACTTAAAGCCGGAGCCGTGGAAGAACTCGGTATGCTCGCGCATGGGCGAACGGCCGGAGACCTTGTAGATGTAGATGCCGGAGGCGATTGAAGAGATGTCCTGCTCGATGGAGGCGGACATCATGGCCAGATTGAGGACCGCGGCCGCGGCCCTGTGATCCTCCAGCGAGGAGGTGATGGAATCACCATCCACCTGGCTCCGGATGGGGGTGCGTATTTCGACGATGCAGTTTCCCCAGAAGTTGCCAGTGTAAAGGGGCTCCTCCTCAAGATCGCCAGCAACGTAGACCAAGAGGGTTTGGCCGTCCTTGATGCCTTCACTTTCTCCAGCGAAAATGCGGTAGGTGCCGTCGTCGGCCTTCAAGGAATCCGGAAACGGCTGGGTGATGAGGTAAGCCGCCAGCGCGGTCTCTAAGGTTTCGGGATGCTCTGCCATCTATAAGACGGCCAGAGTCAAGTTTTACGCGGTCCGGATTCCCTTTGCTCTGGCAGACTCTTTCATTTTTCGCTCCATGTACTGCTTCATGGATGCGGTCTCCATGTCGATAGCCCTCTGAAGCGCCGGCTGCGCGATGGCTCCCATGGGGTCGGGCGTGGTAGACAGTTTAGAGAATGACGAGTTGATAATCTTGGCGATGCTGCGTCCGCCGGTGGCCAGGCTGTAGGATCCGAGCGGCTTTTTGATGGCGCTGGCTTCTCGGTCGGAGGGGGCCGCCTTGCTTTTGTTTTCCGCCACCGGTGCAAAGGCTTTGATGGCTGGTATCCAACCGGACGCCATGAAAGCCCTGGCGTCTTGGCGGCGCTTGATGAACCCCTTGACGGCCTCTTTCATGGCGGACCCGAAGAGACCCGGCTTGCCAGTTTTGCCGCGTCTCCAGTTTATGAGCAGGGCGGCAATGGGGACGCCTTCCGAGTTTTTAGCTAGGGACTTGCGGTTTTTACCTTTGGCCGTGGTGCGCGTGGTGTGGATGAGAGCCGATAGATCGTCTTTGATTTTGGACTTTTCAGGGCGGAACGTCTCGCGGCAGGCGGCGCGGGCTATAAAATAGGCCTTGGTATTGACGATGACATCAAAGTCCTTGCGACTTTGAGCGGCGTATTGCCTGATGGTGCGGTCAAATTCCCGCGTATTAATCTGGAAAGTGGCTGCCATCAGAGGCCTTGGGCGGCAGCATTGGCGGTAATCCGCACTTGGGCGCCACCCGGGGCGACGAAGACATCATTGATCCGATAGGATTTGCCGGTCTGGCCGGGGTACTTAAAGACCTGATTGCTGGTGGGCAGCACTGTGAAATCGGAAGCCAAGCAAATAAGAGACAGGTCTGAATCCATGGAGAGACCGCCGATGGAGTTATTCAGGCCTATACGGGCGCTGGCGGGCAGGGCGCGCACAAGCCGTCCGCCATACCATACGGACGGACAATCGCTTCCAAGCTCGTCCTGAAGCGATTGCAGGCCGTCCGCATGGTCGGCGTAGGCGTTCATTATCTGCGCTTGCGAGCCGGCAGGGCCGACTCCTTAGTTTCTGTAAGAATGGGCGGAACGGATTCGGGGGACGGAAGGGTTGCGCCTGCCGCAGCGATTTTGGCGCGCCCGGTGCCGATGGCCGAATAGCCGTCCGCTTCTTTGACATCCAGCACTTCGCCCGCGGCGCGTGAGACGCCAGCGATGAAGCATGGATAAGTGATTTCGATGAGCATTGTAAAAAAGGGCCGGAGCAGGTTGCCCCACTCCGGCCCGTTGACGTTTCCGAATTACGCTGCGCCGGAGTCCGTGGAGGCGGCAAAAGATCCCGCGTTACGCACGCCGATGTCGGCAAGCATATTGACGGTGATCTTGATCTGGTTCTTGTCGGCCAGCGAGTACGGGTCAACCGTGACATCCATCCCGATCCAGTCGGCGATGATGAGGTCGTTGAAGTTGCCGAAGATCACGCGGTTGGTCGGAACCTGGAGCGTGGCCATGGCTTGATACCCGTTGACCTGGTTGTTTTCCCAGATGAAGGACGGGAACGTGCTGCCGATTTTCGCGGCCGCTTTGAGCTTGGCGCGCGTGTTGGGCGTGGTGACGTAGGCGGGGTTTCCGCGCAACGCATTCGCATTGGCGACCTGAGTTTCCAAATCCACAATCTTGGCGTAGGTCGCCGCGGTTGTGAACGTGGTGGTGCCGATGCCCGAGGTGCTGAGGATGCCGACCGGGGATGAGCCGCTGCCGTCGCCGGCCAGCGCCGCACGATCCAGCTCGATGGCGAGGATGCGGGCAAAGTCCTCACGGACCAGCGATTCCACGTCCACGCTCGACTGGGCGAGCAACTGCTTGCTGATGGCGGAGACCGCCGAGAGGCGGTGGGGGCTCAGGGCCACCTGACCGAACGTCAGGTTGGAAGCCGTGGTCTGTCCGTTTTCAGCGACCCAGTACGCCGTCGCGCCGCCGCTCTGGCTGGGGATGGCGATGTTGCCTTGGAGACCGGACAGGGTGCGGGCACCCAGCTCCTTGGTCACCGTCATGTTGCGGAGCAGCTCGATGAGGGAGCCGCCCAGCACGTTGGTCTGCACGCTGTATTTGCCCGTGCTGTTGGTGGTCGCCGTCAGGTCGCGCTTGCTGGAGACCTCGGACGGGATGAAGAAACCGCTGGTGTCGCGGCCCGTCAGTTTGGCCATGGCTTCCGAAGCGGCGCGCTCAAGGCCGGCGTCTTTCCAGTTGCCAGTGACGTGAGCGCGGATCGCCTTGATGAGGCTGTAGTCCCGCACCTCAGCAACGCTCATCCCGATTTCCGAGCTGGTGTTGATGGGCTTGGCGGCCAACTGGGTTTCGGTGATGTGGCGATAGAAGTCCTCGGTGGACTTGCCTTCGCGGATGAAAGCCTGGGCGGCTTCCACGGCGTTGAACTTGCGGCCGACTTCCAAGATTTCGTTGACGCGCTTGAGCTGGCTGTTGCCGGCTTCCGCACGGATTTTGGCCTCGTCGATGACGGGCATAGAGGGTGTTTCCATATAAGTTTTTGTTGTTAAAGAGACTTCTGCGGTTGGTTGTTTTTCGGTCTCGGGAGCATTGCGCCCGACGCCGACGGTTTCATCTGCGGGAATTGGAACGGTAGAGGCCTCAAAAGCCTTGAAAGCGAACCGGCGAGTTTCCAGCCCGTCGATCATTTCAGACTTGAGCAGCTTGGTGGTCTGGTATCCGAAACTTACCAAGCTCCGGATTCCATCCTTCATATCGCCCAAAATTTCAGTTCCACGCTCAGAGCGGGACAGCTTGACCACGCCGCGGCCAATGCAATCAGGACCGACCGATACGCTTCCGCGCTTGAAGGCTCCCGCCTGGTCGTCGGGATTGTGATTCACCAGAAAGGCTCCGCCGGCGTTGAGGCGTGAAAGGTCGGCATTGCCGTTGCCATGGTCGAGGACTTCCATGTAGGTCTTGCCGGTAGTGTAATCGGTGCGAGCCACGGGCTTTTCGGACGAGAAGGCGATGGCAATCTCGCGCTCCTCGGGCGTGATGGCCGAGGCGTCCACTTCCATTTCCCGGTATAGCATCTTGGGGGCGCTCATTCTATCAAGGCTTGGAAGTCAAGTTTTCGGGTTTCTTTTTGTCTGGAATGACGGTTTGTCCGGGCATAGCCACCGGCTCCAGACCGTACTGTTTCATCATGGCCTGCTCTTCTTTGAGCGATTCAAACACGTCCTCGATGTCGCGGCCGGTCTCGGAGATGTTTTCCGTGCGCGTTTCGAGCAGGTTATTGACTGCAAGGATGGTGGCCTCGATGTCGGATTTGGGGTCTACCCATCCCCAGCGGCGGGGGCACCAGGTGTCTGCGGCAAACTTCGACAGCTTGGAGAATGGCAGGTTGATCTGTCCGGACACGATGGCCAGCGGAAGCCATTCACGGAAGACGGGGCGGAAAAAGGAATCAATCATCCAGTTCTGGATTTGCTTGAACTCTTCCCGATCTTCCAGCACGCCGGCGCGGATGGAGGAGTAGTTGACGCCTTCAAGGTCGTTCGCCAGGGAATTGTAAGAAACGCCCAGTCCGGAGGCCACGCCGCGGAGGGCGGTCTTGATGTACTCGCTGTAAGAGGTGCCAGGATAAGTGGGGTTGTTCTGGATGGGTTCCACGCCCATGGGGAGATCGGTCCACATTCCCGGTTCTGCCTCGCGCTCCTGTGAGCCGTCTTGCTGCATCTCTCCATTGAATCCCTCGGGGGTGGCCTTCTTGAACCAGCCACCTTGGCAGGCGGCGGCGCGGTAGGCTACCAGTGCGGCCTCTTCCATCCCGGACAACATCTTCAGCCGGAGCATGGAGGGGGCCAGCCAGGGGATGCCGACGGATTGCAAGCTGCGGTCGGGCCGGTAGATGTGGATGATCTCATCGGCAGAATAGCGCACACGGTTGAAACCGTTGGCGCTGTAAAGGTCGCCGGGGTGCCGGGTCCAAAGCCAATAGGCCACCGGCTTCTTCCACTCATCCAGCTCCACGCCCATCCGGATTTCGTTCCCATTAGCGGTGGCTGGGATGTTGTGGTAGACGTCGAGGTAATCTATTTCAATCAGTTGAAGCGAAAACTTGAACGGGTTATTGGCTCCCTTAACTTTGCGGACAAGGATGCCGCCATCCCGAGCGGTGGAACGCAGGATGATGCGGGCCATTTCATGCAGTGAAAGCTGCCCTGTGACGCCGCAGTTCTCGCGCTGACTCCAAATATCCCATGCTTCTTCCACACGGGAGTTGGCGCCCTTGTCCAGGACGCCGCCGGGGTCGCGGACTTTCATCTGCAATTTGACGCCGGTGGATCCGAGGACGTTGTTCTCAATAATTTTGAGGTAGCGCTGGGAATAGGGGTCATCCCGTTCCAATTGGCGGCAGCGGGACCGGAGCTTGACGACATCGTTTCTAGCCTCGGTGTCAGCGCTGGTGTTGGTTGTCAGCCAATCGTTGGTGATGCGGTTGAGCGCTGCCCCAGCATAATTGCGCTGGGCCATGGGAGAAGATCCCTTGAACGCCTTGATGGCATTCCCTATCCGGGTGGATAATTTCATCGTGGAAAGGTGAACCGCGTGAAGATGTTGTTGGTGGAAGACCGGCCTTGTGCAGCCATTTCGGCAGCTTCTTCTTTCAGGACAATCGTCTTGTAACGGTCGCGGAGCTTGAGCAGTTGCTCGGGCATGAGCCGGTTCAGGGTGGTGCCATCCACAATAGAGTTCAGGATGGAAGACGAAGCCCGGCCCTCGATGACCAATTCCACGGCATCCAGCGTCCGGCGCGCCTGCGTGCGAGTGTCCGCACCCGGGTCCAGCGTCTGGAGGTTCACCGTTACGATGATTTTGCCACGCCATACCTGAATACGCTTGCCAGTGACGATGGCGTAACCAGCCACCGAATACTCTCCGGGTATCAGGTTGGCGCTGTCGGTGGTCAAAATGGACAGCAGATGACTGGAACCCGAGGCGCTGGAGACGACATCCAGAGAGGAGAGGCCGTTCCCGCGGAAGCAGTAGGTCATCGAATACCCATCCGCTGGCCTGTAATCATCCAGGTATCTAGTCCAAGAAAGCGAGTCGCCGGCGGCAAAGGTTAGAGGCTCGGTTGTGGGTATTGGTTGCGCCATTAAAATAAGCGTGTCCGCTTACATAAAGGGGCAAGTCAAGTTTCCTACTTCCATCCAGAGATGAAGCCGCCGCGCCTGGGCGGACGATTAAAGATGGGGGCGGGTTTGGGTGTGGCCTTAACTATGGGGCTTTCGGGCTTGTTCTGGTTCAGGATGTAATCCACCTGCTGGCTTCTGTTGGCCATGTTCTCCTGTAGTTTCTCCCAGTTGACGTTGAGGACGTGGAGGGCGGCATGGTTATAGACGCGAATATCCAGCGCCTCGTTGCGCTTGTTGGGGCGTATGTTCTCCCATGTTTGGGTTTGAACTCCACGGGCCCACTTGCTCACCACCTTCTCGGCCGTCAACTGGGCAAAGAACTCATCATCGTAATGCTTTGGAAAATGAAGGTATCGGGGACCGGCTTCGGTAATCTTTAGGCGGGAATAGATTGTGGTCTTGAACTCGGACGTGTCCACCAGCAGAGCGGAGGATCTGGAGCCGCGGCGGGGGACCTCTACTGGGTGGCGGAGTCTTGTTTTCGCGCCTTTGATGGCGTAAACCTGAGCGGGTCGCTGGGATTTGACAAAGGCATAGGCCGCGGCGGTGGCGTACCCGGAGTCAACGCAGCCGATTTGGGGTCGGATTTTCCCATAGATGGGGTGAATAAACTCGGTGGCTGCAAATTCGGAAAGGTTTCTCCAGATATCCTTGGAGCTGTTAGGGTCGCCAATAAGGTAGGCGCGGCGGATTCCCCAGCATTCCTCGCCCATTCCCCAGCCCACAATCTCCGCCTCAATGCGCTCTCCCTGAATATCGGCTGCCCAGGTAAGAACCAGCACGCCTTCCGGCAGCTCGGTGACATAGTCTTCACGCCGGTTTCCAATGTCAGCAGGATCTATCTTTTCGCCAACTCCTTCCCAAGTCTCAGCCAGAAAGGTATTCACCCAGGTCTTCAAGGTTTCCTCTCCGCCATGCTTTGCTTCAAGAAACTGAGATGCCATTTGATGAAGCCTGGAACGATAGCCGCGCTTATGCTTGAACGGGGAATAGATGCCGTTGAGGTGGTAGCCGCGCTTGCCATTAAACTCGGCAGTGGCGCGCCACTCTCCGGACTTAATCATACCGACGCGCTGACCATCATCCAGTAGCTCCAAACATTTCTCGCACCGTAGCATAGCTTCCTCGGGCTTTCCATCAGGCCAAACCATGTTGCCCCATTTGAGGGTTTGATATTCTCCGCACTTGGGACATGGACAGAACCAGTAGCGCTGGTCTGTCTGCAAAAATTCGGACTCAATTCGGGAGAGCCCCTTGAGCGTGGGAGTGCTGGTGAGGATGATGACGGAATTGTAAAAGCTCTCGGTGCGTCGGATGGCGAGCGCGCACGGGTCGCCTTCCGTTCCGGCAGAGGCTGGGAATCGGTCCACCTCATCCAGAAGCACGACGCGCCGCGGCCGGCCTGCCAGACCGGAAGGGGCGTTGGCTCCGACAATGGCGATGTTCCCGCCCGTGAAACTTTTGTGGAGGATCGTGTTCCCAGAATCCCGGCTGCGGTTGTCCCGCACCTTGCCATCAAAACAGGAGCAGTCCCGCAACATGGGAACCAGACGCTCTTTGCTCCAGCTCTCGGCGAACTCAATGGTGGGCTGGACCACAAGAATGGGAGCCGGGTCGCAGTCGATGAAGTAGCCGACCACGTTATTGATGATTTCAGTCTTGCCAGTCTGGGATGCGAACATGGCGCACACGGTCTGGACGGCATCATCATTCACGGCGTCCATCACCTCCGTCTGATAGGGTGCGGTGGCGGTGCGGTACTTGTTAGCCTGGGCGCTGGATTCTTTTGACAGATACCGGTGAGCGTTGGCCCATTGCGAACAGGTAAGGTCAGGAGGCGGGGTTAGTATCCGCGTCGTCTTCCTCAGCGATTGCATCACGATGCTCATTTTTTATGTGGATGGGTTCAATCAGGCGGCGAAGGTTGTTTATCAGGTCGGCCTTCTCTTCTTTGGATTGGCCACTGGCGAGGATTCCAGACTTTAAAGCAACAAGCACAGTGGCGAAATGGGCGCGGACATCTTCCGCCGGCAACAGCTCACGGCGAAGCGCGGCGTTTTTGATGGCTTGCGAGTCTGCCTGCTCGCGCACCAGGCGGAGCTTTTCGGATTCGATGTCGCCGAAGACAGCCCGGCAAATATCTGTCGTGGCGTATTTGTTGTCAGCACCAGCCAGGACGCCAGTCCCGGCGATGCGAGAAGCCAGTAAAGTGCGGCTGCATCCGAACTCTCGGGATGCCGCCTCCACTGTCCACCGAATTGGCTTGTGAGCTGACATGTCTAGTATTTTTCCTTACTTTATCGCTAAAGGCATTCGGGACTCGGTCACC